CATATCCTAACGTTGTTCCAATCGCCAATCGGTGCAAATACCATCTATAATTATACATGGCAGCAGATGTTTGCCAATAATCCACGGCTCCTTGAAAGTATCTGGAGCTATAAACAAAATCTGGCACAGCTGCAACCATCCACGGTGTGGCAAATGCATGCAAATCGTCTCGCAATTCATCCGACAATTGCTTCGTTGCTAATTTTTTAATGGGAGAGTAGCCCAACAAAGAATTAATCCAACAAGCAGGCGCAAACCAAGACTGTACGTACGAGACGACAGACTTTTTTGCAGCGTCGATGATAACGTCGCCAATTGCTTCAAGGCCGTTTGGTTTTATCTCGTGAGAAACACATTTGGGACTGGCTTTATCCTTACATAAAGGTGTGGGTAAAGCACATACTGGACAAAAAGTGATATTATCAAACTTATCTGCTTTCAATACAATATCTTTCTGTCTTCTAGCGTGTTTTTTCGAGAGAAATGCTACGGCACGAAGGTAATCGGTTAAACCTAAATCTTTGCAATACATAGGACCATCTTCCATTTCTAGACAAATGGGGTTAAAAGCAAAACCGATCTTTCCTTCGTCAATGATGTAAGCACTAACTTCTTCAATCGTAAGGTGCCATACATCTGTCAATAAGCTCTCATCAGCAACAATGTCAGGATGGTCCGTATTTAAAGTCACAGACCCCGAATTGCGGTATTTCGGTTTCACCTCTACACAAACGTGGTAAAATCGACGTAAAACAGATTCAGGTGCATTACTATAATATCTAGCATCTAAATCTTTAACATTTGTCGTTATCACACCACACTTGAAATCGATGAAAACCACGCCTTTTTCCTGTATCTCAGCTTTAATAGCCTGAGCTGCCATGTTGTTGAAGAATTTAATCAACTTACTGGCAGGTGTATCTCCTTTTCCACCGGCGAATTTGGCTTTCATATTCGCAAAATCATCAATATACATGCCTTCTATATCAGAAGTGTACGTAGACTGGTATTTGTCTGCATCATCGAGTGTAATAATTCTTCTCGGATCAGCGGAAAATCCCATTGCTGTCAACGATGTAC